ATTGCAAAGATAAATAGGTTCGATCTTCCTTACTTAAAGAAGGAAGTAATAGGAATGCTGAAGTGGTTGAAAATTAATAAAGAAATGGTATTGTACGATGCACATTAGATTATTTGAAATAGAAGAAGGGGCTGTCAAGCCGACAGAGCATTGCTACATGATTAGCTGGCTCAATCAAATCATTGAAGATTATCCAGAGGAACATCTTAAAGTTTTAGCATATATTTTCTACATGACCAATAAGACTCATGAGAATCCATATGCAAATGTTGTAGAGGAGGAGTTGGAGGAAAGAATCCAACGAGACTTACAACCTCAGTTTTTCACTGAAGATGCTACTATACTTCTAGCTATAGAGAACTTAACAAAACTATATGAAACCCCAACCATTAGGGCTTATAATGGAATTAAGGTAATGCTTGATAATATGTCAACGTACCTTGCAACAACAGAGATTACCGACGGACGAGATGGAAACATTCGTGGGATGCTGGCTGCTGCTAAAGATTTCAAACATATCCAAGCCTCCTTTAAGGGAGCTATGACCGATGTTGAAGAAGAAACCAAGGTGCAAGCCCGTGGAAAGTCCGTTCTCCCTTATGATATGAGAAGAAAAGCTAAACGAAAATGATAAGGGTTGATCCAGATGATATTGGACAGTTTCACGAAAAAATACCAACTTATGACAATGGGACGTGGATACTGACAACATTTGATTCAAGACAAGAGTTTGCAGATACTTTGGAAAAAGATTATTTCAAAGAACCTGGTGAATACGAATTTGATGAATCAGTTAAGATATTCAATAGTGAGGCTACACGATTTAACAAAGATGGATATTACTGTACATTTTTAGATGGTTCATTAGACCATGAAGACTATTGGGATTGGGAGGCATTAAAATGCTGTAAGGGAATCTTCGTATGGAATAACGATAAGAAATGGTATCTACCAAAAGAATACTACTTCTGGATAAACTTCCTTCCGATTATTGATAAAGTAACTCGTCATGAGGATTTTCCTGATATTTGGGATACTCAACTTTGGATGGCATTATATGAGTGGATTGGAGAACTTAATTACAAACATGGTATCGTATTAAAGAAACGTCAGTTTGGATCCTCATTCTACCACATGGCCAAACTGATACGTTCATTATGGTTTGATCATTCTCCGGTACTTAAGATGGGAGCTTCTTTAGAGGATTACATAACAGGAGTTGATGGAACATGGAAGTTTGCTAATATGTACAGAAGTTTCCTTAATAAAGAAACGGCATGGGTTAGAGCTATGAATCCGGGAGGAGTTGGACAATGGCACCAGAAGTTAGAAGTTAATGAAGGAGGAAGGACATATGACGTTGGTAACATGGGTACTCTTAGAGCAATCTCATTCCAACAATCTGATACGGCAGGTGTAGGTGGATTGACAACATACTTCTTCTACGAGGAGGCAGGAATTGCCAAGACGATGGATAAGACATTTGAGTTCCTTCGTCCAGCAATGCAGGCAGGTGATATCACAACCGGGTATTTTGTTGGTGCAGGAACGGTAGGAGATTTATCTCAATGTAAACCTCTGAAGAATTATATGTACAAAGCTGGAAAGAATAACTTCCAGACTATTCGTAATAGGCACGTAAACTACAAAGGAACAATACAGGAAACAGGACTGTTTGTTCCTGAGCAGTATTCAATGCCACCTTACATTGATGAGTTCGGTAATAGCCTCGTGGCAGAAGCAACAAAAAGATTAGAGGAATTATATAAAGAATGGGAGAGAGATTTGGATGCTGATGTTTGTCAGATCCGTAAGTCTCAGCAACCGATTAATATGGAGGTTGCATTCTCGGCTAGAGAAGAATCTAGATTTCCTGTTGGTCTTGTGAATAGCCATAAATTAGATGTTGATGACGGAAGATATCCAAGAGAACTCATAGAACTCGATTATGATAAGCACGGTAAGATAATTGCTACTGGCACAACTAAACCCCCGATAACTGAATTCCCTGTAGATAAAAAGATGATTGATAAGAGTGGTTCGATATGTGTCTATGAAAGACCTGATGAGAATCCAGAATGGCATACGTACTATGCTTCTGTCGATCCTGTGTCTGAAGGAAAAACAACAGCCAGTGATTCACTATGTTCTATAAACGTTTACAAGAATCCAATTGAAGTAACCACATATAAACATGGAAAATCCACCACTCATATTGAAGGAGATAAGCTTGTGTGTACTTGGGCAGGTAGATTTGATGACCTTAATGATACGCATAGAAGATTAGAGATGATTATCGAATGGTATAATGCCTGGACACTCGTTGAGGCAAACGTCTATCTATTTGTCGTATACATGATAAGTCAGAAGAAACAGAAGTATCTGGTTCCAAAAAGTGAGATGGTATTCCTAAAGGAGCACGGATTCAATAAGGGAACCTTCCAAGAATACGGATGGAAAAATACAGGAAATTTATTCGTTAACAACTTACTGACATATTTGATTGAGTTTCTTAAAGAAAAGATTCATATAGAAACTGATGAAAATGGCAACGAAATAAGTACAACTTATGGTATAGTTCGGATACCCGATACGATGGCTTTAGAGGAGATGAAGCAATATGAGTATGGGCTTAACGTCGATAGATTGATTTCGTTATCTGCTTTAATTGCCTTCGTTAAACTACAGGGTGCAAACAAGGGATATAAGAAACGCTTTGAAACTGAGGACCGTGAATACTTGCAAAAGTCAGAGGAAATTTATAAATTAAGTAATAGGAGTGCCTTTAAAAATATTGGTTCAAAAGGAGGTGGGAAGTCGAAAAGACCGAACAGGAGTGCCTTTAAAAATTTAAAATAGTATGCAGGTTAAAAATGCGATGCAAATCAAAAATGGTAAAGGTAATAGTAAGACCTCTGGTTTTAACTCTTTTACCCAACCTATACAATTCTTGTCCCGTAAGGAAAAGGATGCCGATTGGGGAATGCACAACATGGATTGGTTAGAGTGGCAGGGGATACAGCAAATATCTACTACTGCTAAAAGACTTATGAAGAACTATAAGTTGGCAAAAGGAACAATCGATAGGGAAGATTACTTTCCAGAAGAAGGAGTTCCTACAGATGTGTCTGAGTTGATTGACATTTTATCTACAGATAGTGTTCAGTCCCATGATAACGATTCTGCATTCGATATTAAATTTTACCCTATTATTCCAAATATTGTAAACGTGCTTGTTGCAGAGTTTGCAAAACGAAATAGCAAAATCGACTACCGTGCTGAAGATGAGTATTCATATAATGAAATTATGGATGCTAAGATGAAGGAGATAGAAGGTGCTCTTATGGAGGATGCTATGGCAAAGCTCACTCAAAAGATGGTTGATGCAGGATTGGATCCAGAATCTCCAGAAGCTCAAGAACAATATGATCCGGAAGCATTAAAGAGATTGCCTGAAATCGAAGAGTTTTATTCTAAGACTTATCAAACATTAGGAGAGCAATGGGCAACAAAACAACATTCTGTTGATACTGCTCGTTTCCGAATGGATGAACTTGAGGAGATTGCCTTTAGAGATATGCTTATTACCGATCGTGAGTTCTGGCATTTCAGAATGCTAGAAGATGATTACGAAGTAGAGTTGTGGAATCCAGCACTTGTGTTCTACCACAAGACTCCAGACGTTAGGTACATCTCTCAAGGGAATTGGGTTGGCAAACTAGATATGCTTACGATTGCAGATGTCATTGATCGATATGGAGCATTAATGGACGAAGATCAATTAATGGCTCTTGAGAAGTTCCATCCCGTTCGAGCAGGTAGATACATGCTTAATAACGTAACTAATGATTCTTATTACAATCCTGATATTAGCCATGCAGATAATTTAGATCCATCATTACCTATGAAACGATGGCTTTCGTATAATGAGAATGCATATAATCCAGATGATATTGTATCATGGATTGTAGGACAAAGTGAACATACAGGAATCCTTCAAGATGATCAAATGGTTCGTGTTACTACAGCCTACTGGAAGACTCAACGTAAGGTTGGATACCTCACGAGTATTGGTGAAGGAGGAGAAGTAGATGTGGATATTGTTGATGAAAGTTACATGATTGCAAATTATCCTATATATAATACTCAGCATAAATCAAAACGAAATGCAGATACGTTAGTATTTGGAGATCATATCGAATGGATTTGGATTAATCAAACATACGGTGGTGTAAAAATTGGTCCTAACCGAATGATGTTTACTGATGCAGGACAAGACGATAGATTTACACCAATGTATTTAGGTATTGAAAGCTCAGAGGTTGGACCATTACGTTTCCAATTCAAAGGTGAGCAATCCCTTTACGGATGTAAACTTCCTGTAGAAGGAAAGATATTCACGGAACGTAATACCAAGTCTTCTGGAATGGTTGACTTACTGATGCCTTCACAAATTGGATTCAACCTGGTTAATAATCAAATGGCTGATATCCTAATCGATGAGATTGGACCGGTAATAGCACTTGACCAAAATGCACTACCACAGCATTCTCTTGGAGAAGATTGGGGTAAAGCAAATTATGCCAAGGCTTATACAGCAATGAAGGACTTTAATATCCTTCCTTTGGATACATCTATTTCCAATACAGAGAATGCATTAAATTTCCAACACTACCAACAATTGAATTTGGAACAGGGAAATCGTCTACAGAGTAGAATGCAATTAGCCCAGTTCTTTAAACAACAAGCTCTTGAGGTTATTGGTATTACTCCTCAACGTCTAGGACAACAGATTGGACAGACTGATACAGCAACTGGAGTTGAACAAGCTGTAGCAGGTTCTTATGCTCAAACAGAAACATACTTCATTCAGCATAGTGATCACTTGATGCCTAGAGTTCATCAGATGAGAACTGACCTTGCTCAGTACTACCATTCTAAACGACCTTCTATTCGTTTACAGTCGATGGTGTCACCTGACGAAAGAAAATTCTTTGAGATAAACGGTGTGGATTTATTACTAATCGATATCAATGTGTATTGTAACACCAACGCAAACACACGAGCTGCAATGCAGAAGATTCAGCAAATGGCTCTTCAGAATAATACTTCTGGTGCTACAGTTTCTGAATTAGGAGAAGTTATTCAAGCAGAATCATTAGGTACTCTTAATCACATCCTTAAGGATATGGACAGAAAGGCTAGTGAGAAAGCACAGCAAGAACATGAACGTGCTAAAGAATTACAAGCTGCAGAAGCTGAAGCTCGTCAGAAAGAACTTCAGATGGAGAATGACCATGAATGGAAAATGCAGGAGAGTAAAAATCGTAATAACACTCTTAATACTAAGATTAAAGCTGCAGGCTTCGGAGCAATGCAAGATATTAATGAGAACAAAGTTTCTGATTTCCAAGACGTTCTTAAGGACATAGAGGCTTCGGAACAGCATGCAGAAACAATGGGGTTCAATCGTGAGAAAGAAGACACGAACAAAAGGCAAGGAGATCGTAAGTTAGACATTGAACAACAGAAAGTAGATGTTGCAAAACAAGATAGCAATAA